TAAGGAGTTCCAAAATAAAAAAGATTGGTTGGAAACCCTTTACAAACAAGATGATATCTGATATACTAGAGGTCGAAAGACCTCTTTTTTCATGAAAATTTTTCTAGACACAGCAGATACAGAACTGATTCGCAAGTATAATGATACTGGATTGATTGATGGTATCACCACCAACCCTACTCTGATCATGAAGAGTGGTCGGCAACCTGATGATGTGTATCAGGAAATTAAGGACATGGGTATCAATGATATCAGCATGGAAGTTGTTGGAAATGCTGATGAGATGATTACGGAAGGTCGTCGTTTGTTTGAAACTTTCGGATTTCCATGCACTGTCAAGGTTCCTATGACTCGTGATGGTTTGGAAGCATGTAGGCAACTGTCTTACAACAACATCCGTGTGAATGTTACTCTTATCTTCTCCGCAGCACAGGCGATCCTGGCAGCACGAGCAGGTGCATATTACGTTTCACCCTTCGTAGGACGCTTGGACGATCAGTCTGTGGCAGGCCTGGAGGTAGTACGTTCAATTGCTGAACTGTATCGTATCCAGGGTGCTCCTACTCAGGTTCTTTCTGCTTCTATCCGTAGCGTGCAGCGTGCTGTTCGATCCTGGTATAATGGTGCAAGTGTGGTTACCATGCCACCCAAGATCTTTGATCAGATGTATGACCACATTCTGACTGACAAGGGTCTTGAAATTTTCGATAAGGATTGGGCATCAGTTCAGAAATGACCTATTTCACACAAACCAGTGACGGTCTCTATGATCGTCATCACTACAAAGTCATTGCCAAAGATGGAACGTCAGTTGTAGTTGAGAACTGGGCACAAGCACATGAGATCTGGTGGAACAAGTCACCATTTCTTGATCGTATTGAAGTTCTAGACAAACCACAAGAAAAATCGAAAGGATTCAAATGATTGGAAAACTTGATGTTGAAGAGGATGTTATGGATGATTCTCTAATTGCAAAACGAAAAGCGACTGCGGTGATGAAAACCGTTCATGATCAACTCTCGGATGCTATTGCAAATTTGGGTTGGGATTGTTATGATAATGTTGCCGTAGAAATTGGTGGTACTTCAGTCTATGAGATTGATGGTGCTGGTACTAAGTGGGCTCCAAAAAAAGGTACGGTTAAATATAACAAAGATGCGTTCATCGTGATCAAGAATCTTGATCGCAACCCGACTGTTCCATCCCAACCCAATCCAGAACTCAAAGCACACCACCAAGAAAAATGATGTTTACCATTTACTCGATGGAAGGTTGCCAATACTGTGCAAAAATTATACAGGTACTGCAACTTACCGAGCAAAAATATGTTGAGTATAAACTCAACAGGGATTTTACTGCGGAAGAATTCTACGATGAATTCCCTGAAGGAACATCATTCCCACAAGTCTTAGTGGATTACAAAAAAATAGGAGGATGCAGTGATACCATCAGATACCTCAAAGAGCAGAACATCCTCTGAACTGCCAATAAATAGAGGTGTAGAACTACTATTGGGAGGGAGACCAAAACCTCAGAAGGCCAAACCTTTTGAAGTTAGGTTTGGAAAAATGATCTCCTTCCTGAATAGAGAGATGCATTTTCACTTTGAGGTTTCATTTTATATTCAGAAAAAAGAAACCGGAGATGAAAAATGACTGCTGCAACAATAACTATTTTCTCTTTAATAACTTTCCAGTTCTTACTCATCGGTAGTATAATTGGGTATATTGTTAACGAGCAGTTACAGAGGCAAGTAACGCCTTATCTACATCCTGAGATGTTAGATGAATATGGTAATGTATTACCAGATGAAATTTTAGCTGTACGATTTGAAAATGACTACGAAACCGAAGACCACGAAGAAGAAGACCACCACGGTTAAATCTACCTTAGAACTTCCACCTAATCCTTTTATCTTTGAAATCTTGGCACTTGTCAATAAGCAAAGAACTAAGGCAAAGAAGGTGGAAGTTCTTAGAAAGTATGAGCACGACTCTCTCAAGGCAATCTTTATTTGGAACTTTGATGAAAGTGTGATTTCTTTACTTCCCCCTGGTGAAGTTCCTTACTCTAGTATGAAGGACGAACAAATCACCACCGGAACCTTGAGCACAAAGATTGCTCAGATGGTTGGTACAATGGAATACTTTGATACTAACTCTCTTGGCACTGCTGCTGATTTGAAAAAAGGTAAGACCACTATCCGAAAGGAATGGACTAAGTTCTATAACTTTATCAAAGGTGGTAATGATCAATTGAAATCTCTCCGTAGAGAAACAATGTTCATTAATATCTTGGAAGGATTGCATCCTCTTGATGCAGAAATTCTTTGTCTTGTGAAAGATAAAGAGTTGGACACCAAGTATAAAATTACAAAAGAAATTGTAGCAGAAGCATATCCGGATGTTCAGTGGGGAGGTCGCAGTTGACTAAGATTAACATCCTACATCAGGATTGTGATCCGACGCTTGGAGAAGATAAATCTCTACCACAAACTGCGTATATGGTAGAGTATCTTGTAGATGGATTGACTAAATTTGATTTGGTTATTGCTGCAAAGAAAGTAGATATCTTCGATCATTATTATGATAACTATCGTAAGGATCTGTTGAACATCACTCAAAGTTCTGGGACTGCTAATCCTAAAACATGGGGTGGATCATCACAAGGAAAGAAGAAAAAATGAATGATGATAATAATCTAAACGTAAATCTCAATCTTGATGAAATTAAAAATCTCAAGAAAGAGTATAAAAAATTAAAGAAATACATGAAGTCAAATCTATATCAGATCAAGACTATGGATGGTACAGAAAAGAAAATTTCTAATCTCTTAAAAAATAATGAAACTGTATCACAAGATACATAACTACTTGACTATATATTCTATAGGGGTTATAATAAACCCATCGTTCATCTCACTTCGGTGAGACGCAAGTAAGTCGCGGAACGGAGCGTTCATCCCATGATTGAACTCTTACTCTATGCTTCAATGACCTGTATCGATGCATCTGATTTAATCAGCCGTGTCGAGGTAAATGATATCGTGAGTGAGGTTATTCAAATTGAGGTGATTGAGACCATAAAGGAAGCAACACCTCATTGCAATTGGGACGCAAACGACTAAAGGAACGGGCCTAAAAATCCAACTACTTTAGGAGTAAAACAAATGAACACCCTTACACTGATCAAAAAGCAAATCGAAAAGCAGGCAGCACTTCACGACGCACAGATTACTCACACTGCATATCGTGGTGTTGAGTATGACCAGCGTTGTGTAGAAAGCAAGGAGTCTCATGGCACCTTCTGCTATCGTGGTCGCACATACGTCAAGTGATATGCAACCACTACTGATTGTTGGGATCGCATCCCTAGGTTGTGCAGCATTCATAGGTATGATTTACGGAGAACTCATTCTTTTACATAAGGTGTGAGTTATGCTGAAGATCAAACTTTGTTATGATCTTCCAGAATATGATCCAAGCAGACACGATCCAGATAAAACCTTTGCGTTTTTGACGTATCGTGGAGTAAATTATGCCAAGTGGGTCTTTTTGAAAAAGATAGGAACTTCCAATTGGAAGATAACTAACTGAGAGGATTACACATCCTCTCTTTTTTTGTCGATATATTACGAATTAACAAATGTTAGTGAACTAACACAAACTTGTATAGATAATACAGAATAGGAGGAGCGTATGACCTGAAACCCCCTACATCATTTTCATTATTGACCAACATGAGGTTCACAACATGCACAATCTTATTTCTCGTAATCAATTAGCAGATTGGAATTATCTTGAGAATGCTCAAGACAACCACACAGACACGACGAACGATTACTTTGACTGCCTAATCGAATGCGACGAAGACCAACAATCATGTAAACGAATATGTAGGAGACTTCTTGACTGAAAACTAAAGTTTTAAACCGTAAGATGGGGAGGGCATAGACGCCCTCCTTTTTTTGTGTTATAATAAATCAACACCATATGATAACTATGGAAAAAGAAAGACTCAAACTCATTGTAAAAAATTTGAAAAGTCTTGTTGCCGCTCTTGAATCTGAAGTATACTCAGATGTGAGAGCGTATACATATGAAAACAATAAAAAACCTCAGATGGATTACGATGAGGTTTTTGAAGACGATGATGGTTACCCCGACTGATTTTATGACTGCTAAACTTGTAAGCGTTACTCCTGACGCAGAACAGACTATGGCATATATTGCCAGAGTTTCCAATCCAAGCAACCAGGGAAACGAAAAGTATTCTGGTCTCTTGCGTTACTGCATCAAACACAATCACTGGTCTGTGTTTGAACAATCCTCAATGACTCTCGAAATTGAAACAACTCGTGCTATCGCGGCTCAAATTTTGAGGCACCGTAGTTTCACATTTCAAGAGTTTTCCCAGCGGTATGCTGATAGTTCTCTGTTAGGTTTCAATAAGATTCCTCTGCCTGAAATGCGTCGTCAAGATGAAAAGAATCGCCAGAACTCTACTGATGATCTTGATCCTTTCTTGAAGCAGAATCTAGAACTGCAGATGCAGACTCTGTTTGACTCTTCTATGGCACTATATCAACAGATGCTTGAGCGAGGCGTGGCAAAGGAGTGTGCAAGAAATGTGCTTCCACTCTGTACGCCCACCAGAATCTACATGACGGGATCATGTAGATCATGGATCCATTACATCAATCTTCGTTCTGCACATGGTACACAGAAAGAACATATGCAAGTCGCAGAGGCATGTAAGAAAGTATTCATCGAACAGTTTCCCACTGTTTCAGAAGCCCTTGAGTGGGTCTAAATAAATCATTGAGTTTTGTAACCATGGCAACATACCCTGTAATAAACAAGGAGACCGGAGAACAAAAAAACGTGAGCATGAGTGTTCATGATTGGTCTCAATGGTGCGAAGACAATCCTGACTGGCAGAGAGATTGGAGTGATCCATCAACCTGCCCACAGTCTGGTGAAGTTGGCGATTGGCAAGACAAACTTCGTAAGAAAAATCCTGGATGGAACGACGTTCTATCCAAAGTCAAGAAAACCCCAGGTTCTAACATCCGCAATCTCTAAGTATGCCCGCAAAAAAAAGAAACAAAGGTGACGCTATCAGTGGTATTGGTAGCATGAGTTCACGACAACTGAAGAGGAAGAAACCAATCAATTCCGATTCGATGGTTGACATTAAACCATTGACAGATAATCAGGAAAGATT